TAGGTCCCCGTCATCGGATCAAAGACCAGCTGTTGCCCATCCTTATCCACCGGTCCCTCCTTGAATCGTTCTTGCGGGAACGGCTGCACTGAATTCGGCGACGTCGTGACAAACGGCACCACCTGGTTCGTGTTCACCGGATTCGTGATCGCCACCGCGGACGGCTGGAAGTTCGCGGCGGCCTTTGTCTGGTTTTGCCAGACACGCAGGTAGGCATCCCGCTCCTTTGGCGGCAAGTCGACATACTCGGCATCCGGCGAGATTTGCCCGGACGCCACCAACGTTTGCTTCAGCCAAGGGCCGAATGCCGGGATCGTGTCAGCCATAGCAGTTAAGATCCGAATGGCACCCGCACCATCCCGTTATTGCCACCGCCGCCACCGGTCCCCCGGTTGCCGCCGCCGCCCATCTGCCGATCGACGATCTGCTGGCTCATGATCGAGCGGCCGGTGTTGTTCATGCCGATGATGCTGTCGCCGATCATGGCTTGTTGGCGGGGGGATTCGCTGAGGAAGCCTTTGATCCACTCCGGATCAAATCCCAGCTGGTCGCCGTGCCGCTTCATGAAATCGCCATAGGCCGAGCCTTTGGCCTCGAGGGCTTTGTTGTTTGCAAAGGCTGAGACGAAGCTACCCAGCACGCTTTCCGGCGAGGCGCCGCCACCGCCACGGCCGCCGCGTTCGCCGCCGCCTTGCATGGCCATGGCCGCGCCGGCCGGTCCGCCCATGGCGAAACCGGCGATCGCTTCGCCCGCCTTGCGGATCGTGCCGCCGACGTCCTCGCCGATCTGCTCATACATTTGTTGGTTGGCTTGGGCGGCGCCGAGCGCCCCCTTGGCGAGAAACTCGCCGCTTGTGTCATAGACTCCGGGGTTATAGGCAAACATAGTTATTCTCCTTCGATTAAGCCGCTTTGGCTTGGGTTAATTCTTGCGCCAGGGCCGCGCCGATCACGGCCGGCTTGATCGCCAGGCGTTTCTTGCCGCGGTAGTTCACTTCTTCGACGGCTTCGGGCAGCACCTTCTTGACGTCTTGGGCGAGGAATCCGACATGCTTGGCTCCGGGCTCCCCGCTCCCTGCTCCCTGCTCTTTGTATTTGAACTCGTAGGCCGTGAGCCCGAGCACCTTGCCGGCCGAGCCGAGAGGCTTGATGTCCTCCTTCTCCCGCTTGTCCGAGAGGATCGACGAACCAATGTTGCCGATCATGTTCATCATCCCGGCCTGGCGCATGGCGCCCGCCTGCATGTTCGCGCCTTGCACCGCGGCGTTGTTGTTCTGCCAGGAGTTATACATCGAGCCCTGGAGATTCCGGTTGAAGGATTCGACGTTGCCCGCTTGGTTCACGGCATTGTTGAACGTGTTGCCGACCAGCTGCGTGCCTTGTCCCATGGTCGCTTGGCCCAGGCCGAAGGCCGGGTTGAGTCCGCGGGCGAAGGGGTCGAGGCCGCCGTAGCCTTCGGCCAGGGTGATGCGTCGTCCGCGCCGGGCGAGGTCGAGCTGGTTGGCACCGAGCGCGAATTGCCGGCGCTGGTCGAGACGCTGCTGCGACATGGCATCCCGGTTGAGGATTTCCGCGGCCGACGATCCGGCACTGGTGCCGAGACCGCGGGCGGCGAAGGCGCCGCGGGCGGATTGTTGCGCCGCCCGTTCCTGCTCCGGCGAGAGGGAACGTCCGAGCATCAGCTCCTCTTGAGCCTGCCGCTGGATCTCCGCCTCGATGGCGCTGGGCGCACTGGCCGCTTGCAGCTCCTGGTCCATCACGCCCCGGGTCCGGGCGAGGTATTGATTATCCAACTCCCCCGCCACCTGACGGGCCGTGCCCAGCTGCATCGCCGTCATCTTGGGATACAGACGCTCGAGCGAACGCTCTTGCTCCTGCATCTGTTGGATGGCCGACCGCGTCGCCGCGGCATACATCCGGTCGTAATCGATTGGCGTCGGCGCCGGCGGTGCCGGCGGCGGTGCTGGTGCTGATGATTTTCCTCCCATATTATTATCCTCCTGTTTTCTTGATTAGTGTTTCCCAGGAATATACCCGAGGTTCAAAGCTCCCACGTCGGCACCATGCCGCATACTGCTGCGGATGCGGCGCCACGCGCAGACACTCCCGCACAGGGTTTGCGCGGCCAGCAGCAGCAGCCAGAGTGACGAACCAACAATTTGGCTCGCCGCTTTCAAAGGCTTGCTCCTCCGCGTTCCACCGCAACTCGCTGGCCAGCAGAAAGACTTCGGGTGTGGCATGGACTAAGCCGGACGACAGATGCTCGCCGACAAGCTCCCAGAAGTCTTGCGTGCTGTGGTTGTCCCACCATGCTTTTGCGCGTTGCCATGGGGTCATGCTTAGAACTTGATGCAGTAAAGCAGCGCAATGTTCGCGGGGCGGGTTTCGCTTGCCGTGCGCGGGGTGCCGTTGGCTCCGTCTGTGGTGGGATTTCCGATCTGAATCGACGCAGGAACAGACTCGGCTCCGAATCCACCGGCTATAGTATGCACTGGGCCAATAAGTTTTTGCGCGTCGTGCGTTACTGCGTGCTGGTGTCCTTGGAATGCATCGCCTTCTTTGGCCGCAAATGTCTTGTTGTAAGTAATGCCACTGATCGTCTGCGACCCGCTGCCGCGCACAAAGATGCCTCGCAGGTCTGGCAGGGCAAAGGTCGTGCTGCCGTCACCGGCTCCGTAGGTCGTGCTGATGGCGGCAAAAAGCGCGGCATAGGTGCTGCGACTCACTGCGGTGCCGTCTGCCGCCAGCCAGCCGGTTGGCGCGCTGTTCATGGCGAAGGCTTGCACGGCGCCTGCGGGCACCAAGAGCTGCTGCACGGCGGCGGCGAGCTTTGCCACGGTCACTTCGCCGTCTGCCACAACCACAGTCGGCGCGGCGGTTGAGTTGAGCTTGGTCGGGGTCACGGTTTCGCCTGAGACCCAGTTGTAAGATGCGGTGACTGTTGCCATTGTATTAGTTGAGGGTTGAGGGTTTAGAGTTGAGGGTTAAGCTGCATTCCGTGTCTCGGTCGGCGGATTGCTCGGGCCTGCGGCTTCGATGCTGACGTTGCGGATCTCGGGGCGCTCGGCGGTGGTCTCGAAGATTAGCTCGGCGGCGTGGGCCTTGCGGCGGATCGGCTGCTTCAGCGTGTAGTCCTCGGCGAGTCCGCTGTCGTTGGTTTGTCCCGGCACCAAGGTGATCTCGGCGTCGGGGTTGATAAGATTGGCTTTGACCACAATGCTGCCGTCATCGGGCAAGACCACATCGGCGAGGCTGCGGACGAAGCGCTTGCTGCTCATTGTGTCCATGTTGTAGCGGCGGGTCTTGATCGTGCCGGTGACTTGGGCTTGCAGGCTGCCGCTTGGCTCGTCGTCCTTGCCGTTGTTGTTCTCGTCAAGGAGATACAGCTTGCCGGTGCGGCGGACGTTGAAGATGCGGCGCACGTTGCTGTAGGTGCCGACCACCAAGGCGTCCACGCCGATGCCATAAACGTCGCGGCTTTCCCATTGGTCGTTGAGGGCCGACCAAGTGACGACCAGATCGTTGGTGTCATCTGGCGAGTCCAGCGTGGGGACGGCGAGGATGTAGCGGTTGTTGTGCCAGATGCCGAAAGCCCTCTGCACCTTGCTCTGGTCGATGCGCTCAAAGAGGTCGGCGACCGGATCACTGAGCGGCTTGGTATCGCCACGCAATTTCAAATCGAGTTGCGTGTCGAGGCGGTAGACACCGGCGTCAGAAAGGAAGAAGACGAAGCGACCGGCGGTGACGATAGAGTTGCGGGCGCTGCACCCGATCTCGTCGGTGACAAGTTCTAGTTTGGCAACCGCCGTGTCGATGGCGAAGTCGCTGCCATTGGTCGAGGGAAATTGCGCCAAGGTAGCCAGCCAGATGCTTTTGCGGCAGAAGACCAGCGCACTGCCTTCGACCCACGGATGCACGGCAACAACGAAGTCGCCGCCACCGGCGCCGGTGCGGAAGCTGGCCCAGAAAGGATCGTAAAGGTCGGCATCGAGGTAGTCGGAAATGGCGACTTGGTCCCGGCCGTCAGGAATGATGAGGCGGTTCTGGATGTAGCTCGCCCAGCCGACCGAGCGCATACGCTTGTAGGTCGGTCCTTCGGCGGGCACACCGGCCGCAGCGCGGACAAAGCTGCCGGTGCCGGTCCAGTAGAGTGGTGGTTTCACTCGGCGGACGCGGATGTCGGCAACGGCGTGGGCGGCGGTGCCGGTCGGGACGGTGATCTCAAAGCTGTTGGCGTTGAGGTTCGTGCCGAGCACGCGGAACTCATGCCCGTCGAAGGCTGGCGTGGTGCTGCCCTCAATGCGGACTGTGGCGCCTTGGGGGTAGCCGTGGGCGTTCACGTTGACCGTTGCTGTCGTTCCGCTCACCGCGATGCCCGTGGCGTTGGTCAGCTTTTGCGCGTAGTTGCCAGACAGCGCCGCCTCGCGGAGAATATAAAGTCGGTCGTAAGCCTGAACCACTGAGACCGTGTCAGTCGCCTCCACGGTTTCATCCGGCGAGCTGGGATAGCCCACCGTGACAACGGTGTCGGTCGGCGAAACATTGCGCCAGAGGTAGGCGCTGTCGGGTCCGCACATCACGATATACTCGTTGGCGTTGTCGTAGTTGCGGCTGGCGAATACGCCCGAGGCGAAGATACCGCCGGTGTAAGTCGTTTTGACCAGCGGACCCTTGTTGGCGAGCAGTGTGCCGGTGGCGTTAGCTGTCGGCGTGCCGGTCATGGTGTATTGGAAGGTCGTGCCGCTGGGGGAGCTGATGACGAAGTCGCCGTTGTAAAGCGCAGCATCCACGCCGGTTGCCCCACGGATGTTGACTGTAGGCGTCCCGGTGTAGCCGTGGGCGGCGGTTGTGGTCACGGTGGCGAGCGTGCCGCTGCGGGTGATCGAGGTGATGGCTTTGTCCGCCGCGAGGTCAAACGAAAGTGTGAGCGGTTCGTCCGCCGTGCTGATGGCGTCAGCGAGACGTTTGGCGCCTTTGCGGGTTTGGGCCACGCCGCGATCAAGACGCATGTTGACGCTGTCTTGCAACATGCCCGCCGGAAGGGTCAGCGGGTTCAAGCGGCTGGCAAAGCCGAGGAAACCGGCGTCGCCATCTCTCTGCACTGGACTTTCTAATGCCATTAGGCGGCGTCCTTCCGGCTAGTCAGGACATAGCTGACGGTTTTGGCGTTGTTCCTTTTCATCTCGGACTCAACGAGCGAGATGAAGGCGGGCCACTGGGCGGGCGGCAGGGTCTGGCATCCTTCGCTGTTCGTGCGGGTGATTCCGCCGCGATGGATATTGATGCCGAAGAAGCCGGTCTCTTCCTTGCCGCCGTCGCGCTGGACGGTGACTGCATCGCCCTGCACCAGAGCCTTGTAAGGGTTGCCGCTCCGAATGCCGTGCTTGCCCAGCTTGTAGCGGTAGACGCCTGACTTGAGCGATGCGTAGCCCTTTCCGACCTTGGGGTTCTTTCCGCTGCGGGCCGGATCGACGTTGGCGTTAAAGGCGGCGTGGACATTGGGTGAAACAAGGATAATAGCGTCGTCGTAGATGCCTCGGTCGTTCTTGCCAGTCGCGCCCATCGAGTCGCGGTAGTAGCCACGAATGCCGACCAGACACACCGGATCGCTGACGTTGGCAGCCTTGAGCTGCTTCAGCGTCTCGTCGCGCT